CAGATGTGCGCCTACTTATCAATCACGAAGGTTTGCCATTAGCACGATCAAAGAATGGCACATTGAAATTAAATGAGGATGATCGTGGATTATATTTTGAAGCAGAGTTAGCAGATACCACTGAGGCCAGAGATATTTACAAACTGGTTGAGCGTGGCGATGTAGATCAAATGAGTTTTGGTTTTAGAGTTATCCGCCAAAAGTGGAGCGAGGATCGTAGCCGCCGAATACTAACTGAGGTTTCATTAGCCGATGGCGATGTATCAGTAGTTACCTATCCAGCCTATCCAACTACAACAGTTGAGGCTAGAGAGAAACTTAATAAGGCAATTGAGGCTGCAAAAGAAGGTAGAGAAATATCCCCAGAGGATATGCAAGTTTTACAAACTGTATTTTCAGACTTAGATGAAGGCCACGAATACATCATGCGAGCCTTCGAAGTTATGTCTAGTTTCATCGGAGCAGATACTGCTGGCGATTATGAGGATGAGGATGAGGATAAGGTTCGGGCCGTTGATGTAGTCGGCGATTTTGTCGAATGGGATTCAAGTGGCGGAACTGCAAGAGGCAGAATTGAACATGTAATGAGAGAGGGAGTTTTAGGTATTCCTGATTCTACCTTTAGCATCACTGCTGAGGAAGGCGATCCAGCAGTTCTAATTAGAGTTTATAGAGAACTAAGGGATGGTTATGTAGCCACTGAAACTTTAGTTGGTCACAAAGCAAGTGAGTTACGCCCTATTGAACCACTTAAAGAACCATCAGATGAGGCAAGCCGCAAAATATCTTTGCGCCTAGCCCAAGCAATAATCAATAACACAAAATAAATTTCTGTTGTAAAAATACAGCAGATGAAGTCGGAGCGAACTGCGCACCCTTTATGCGCCGCACAGGTATCGCCACCACCTCAAAATTCAACCAACCAAGGAGTGAAATTAATGTCTTATTTAGACAAAGTAATTGAACGCCGTGATGCAGTGAAGGCAGAGATGGATGCAGTTCTTGAGGCAGTAGCCGCTGAGAATCGCACCGATCTAACTGCTGATGAAACAACTAAGGTAGATGCTCTAGTTGCAGAATCACGCTCACTAGATTCAAAGATTGAAAACTTAAAGACCCAGGCAGATGCAGATGCAAAGGTTGCAGAAGTTCGTGCAGCAGTTGCAGATGTAGCAATGCCAAAAACAGGTGGTGCAAAGGTAACCCGTGAGGAGCGTACCTATACACCAAACTCAGGAGCATCATTTATTAAAGATGCTTTCAATGCGCAATTCAAGCAAGACTTCAGCGCTTCAGATCGCCTTGCACGCCACATGCGTGAGGAAGAAATTGAGCGCCGTGATGGTGACACTACAAACTTTGAAGGTTTAGTAGTTCCACAGTATCTCACTCAATTAGCCGCACCTTTGGCTAGAAGTGGTCGCCCAACGCTAGACTTCGCAACCAATCAAATGGCACTACCAGCAAGCGGAATGACTTTAAACATCAGCCGCATGACAACTGGCACATCAACAGCGATTCAGCAAACACAAAACACAGCAGTTTCAGAAACTGATGCTGATGATACTTTGCTAACTATCAATGTGCGCACAATTGCAGGACAGCAAGACCTATCACGCCAAGCAATTGAGCGTGGAACAGGTATTGATTCCTTTGTAATTGGTGACTTGATTCGTTCATGGCACACAACACTTGATTCACAGGTGTTAAATGGTGCAGGAACTAATGGAACCATTAAGGGTATTCGTAACTCAGGAGGAAGCGCAGTAACATTTACTGCAACAACTCCAACAGTTGCACTTCTATATCCAAAGTTGGCAGATGCGTTGCAGAAAGTTCAAAGCAATGTATTTACAACTCCAACTGCTTGGATTATGCACCCACGCCGCCTAGCATTCTTGCTAGCAGGCGTTGATGGTCAGAATCGCCCATTAGTAGTTCCTGCTGCTGGTGGCCCAATGAACGCAGTTTCAACTGGTTCAGGCACTGCTCAATATGGAAACTCAGGTTATCAACTACTTGGCTTGCCAATTATCACTGATGCCTCAGTTGCAACTGATCTAGGCGCTGGAACTAACCAAGATGAAATCTACTTGGTTGATGGCCGTGAGATGCACCTATGGGAGCAACCAGGATCACCATTCTCACTTCGATTCGAAGCGACAACTGCTGGTTCATTAACTGTAAAGAGCGTTGTTTACGGCTATGCCGCATTCACCGCAGAGCGCTATCCATTAGCCGCATCAATCATTAGCGGAACTGGCTTAGCAGCACCAACCTTCTAATTTAGAAGGCAATTAAGAACTGTTTAGGTGGTTTAACCTCCCCCGATTAAACCACCTAAACTCCTAAGTAGTTCGGGGGAACTATGAAAAGCGCACACAAAGTAACAATAGGTTCATGCGATTCAGGTGAAGTAAATGGTTCATTTGCTTACACAATGATTCAATTAGCCCAATCAAGATCAGCAAGATTAGGGCCATTCATAAGAGTTAAAGGCTCAGGATTACTTTCTAAGATTCGTAATCAAATAGTTAAACAATTTTTAGATAACACAAAATCTGATTGGCTTCTGATGGTGGACAGCGATCAGCAATTAGGGGTTGCAACTTTTGATAAGTTAATTGATACAGCCCACGATTTAGAACGGCCAGTTGTAGCAGGATTAGTATTTGCTGCTTTTAATGACGGCAACAGCGAGTATCCAAAACCAGTTCCTGCTATCTTTCAAGATGTGCCAGAGGGATTCTTACCTCTCTATAAATATGATGAGAATAAAGTTTTTGAAATAGATGCCGCAGGCACTGGATGCCTGTTAATCCATCGAAGCGTTTTAGAAAAGATGCGTGAAACAGCCGATCCCAATATGGGTAAAAACTGGTGCTGGTTCTGGGATGGCCCGATAAATGGTGAATGGATTGGCGAGGATTTACTTTTCAGCCGTCGCATTCGCTCACTTGGATTTCCAATTTATGTAAACACTGGGGCAATTTTACCTCATCAAAAATCTTACTGGTTAGATGATAGGCACCATAAATTATGGAAACATTAAAAAAGATTTTTAAGAAAAGAATAAAACCAAAAGAAACGGCTACTGCCGAGCCTTTACTTGAAAGAGCAATTTTACCCAAAGCGGAAAGAAGGATAAAGCGTGCCAATTGTTAATGGTTACTGCACACTTGCTGAACTAAAAGCATCATTAAATATTACAGATGCAGTTGATGATACCGCTTTAGAGGTAGCAATTACTGCTGCTAGTAGAATGATTGATGATTATACTGAGCGTTTCTTTTATGTTAATGGCACTACTCAATCCACAATAACTCGCTATTACACTCCAGTTGATGCGTACACAGTAAACATTGATGATATAATTACAGTTACTGAAGTTGCTACTGATGATAACTTTGATCGTACTTATGGAACAGTTTGGGCAACCAGTGATTATATGGTTGAACCAATAAATAACCCAACTAAATCTTGGCCTTACAATAGAGTTTTAGCAATTGGCAGTTATATTTTTCCTTATCAATTACCTCAATCACTTAGAGTTAAAGGCATTTGGGGATTCTCAGCAATACCACCTGAAGTTAATATGGCAACTCTGATTCAATCATCAAGATTATTTGGTCGCAGGCAATCGCCATTTGGAATTGCAGGCAGCCCTGAAATGGGAACTGTTAGATTGTATTCTCGCCTCGATGCTGATGTTGAAGTTCTGCTTCGCCCATTCCGCAAGAACGGCGGCTTGGCTAAGTGATTCCAAGCAATGTTAGAGATGGTTTAAAAACTCGCCTGCAAACAATAACTGGATTAAGAGTTTATGATTTAATTCCAGATACAGTAACACCACCAGCAGCAGTTGTTGGGCAACTAGATTTCACCTTCGATATAAATAATGCAAGAGGCTTAGATCAAGCCAATTGTGATGTCTTGGTGATTGTTCAACGCCTATCAGAAAGAGTGGCCCAAGATAAGTTAGATGCTTTTCTAGCAGGATCAGGGGCTGGCTCAATTAAAACCGCAATTGAAGGCGATAGAACTTTAGGTGGTGCAGTAAACACACTTAGAGTTATTAGCGCTGAAGGCGGAACTTATGAATCTGCTGGCACTTTATTCCTATCTTATAGATACCGCCTCACACTTTGGGGTTAAGGAGAAAAAATGTCTTATGTAATTACCTCAGAACTAGAGGTTTGTAATAAAAAGAAAGGTGAATCAATCACCGAAAAAGAATTGCTTAGTGCAGGAGCCAACATCAAGGCATTGATAGAAGGCAACCACATTAAGGCAACTGGGGGAACAACCAAACCAGCAATCCAAGAAGGAGCCGATAAATAATGCCAAGATTAGTATTAACAAATGCGAAGGTTACGATAAATTCAGTTAATTTATCTGATCACATCGCAAGCGTTACTTTAAGTACCAGTGCTGATGTAGTGGACACAACAGGGTTCTCATCAACAGCAGCAAGAAGCCGTGTTGCTGGTTTGTTAGATAATTCTGTAACTCTTGAATTTCATCAGGACTTTGCAACATCAAATGTTGAACAAACAATTTATCCGCTGATTGGAACTACAACTACTGTTGTTGTTACTCCAGTTGATACAACAGTAGGTGCAACTAACCCTTCCTATACATTTTCTGCATTAGTTGCAGAATGGCAACCATTATCAGGCGCAGTTGGCGAATTAGCCACTGCATCTGTTACTTGGCCAATTTCAGGATCAATCACTAAGGCGGTCATCTAATGCCAAGAATAGTACTAACCAATGCTTCAGTTACTTTTGCAAGTACTGATATTTCAAGTTATGTAAGTTCAATAACTTTAAGCACATCACTAGATGTTGTTGATACAACATCTTTTGGAAATACTGCTAGAACCAGAGTTGCAGGATTAGCCGATAATCAAGTAACAATAGAATTTTTCCAGGATTTTGCATCTGGTGCTTTAGAATCTATTGTTTATCCAACAATCGGAACATCTGCTGCAATGGTAGTTAAGCCAGTAGCAGGAACTACAACTGCAACAAATCCACAATACGCATTCAATGCGCTAGTTTCAGAATGGCAACCACTATCAGGTGCCGTTGGTGAACTAGCAACTGCAAGCGTTACCTGGCCAATTTCAGGTGCAATAACCAAATCATAACTAACTAGGGGGAAATAAAATGGATGGATTATCACTAAAGATCAAAACCAATGATGGTGTAGATGCAACTTATGTATTACGGCCTCGCACCATCGTTGCTTTTGAACAAAAATTCGGTAAAGGATTGGCAAAATTATTTGCAGAGGATCAAAAGATGGAACACATCTATTTCCTTGCCTGGCAATCTCTAAGAGATAATGGCCGAGTTGTAAAACCTTTTGGCCCAGAGTTCTTAGATACACTCGAATCAGTAGAAATGGTTTCTGACCCAAATTTAGAATCCACCGAGATAGCCTAACCTTTGCAATTGCAACGGCCTCGGTGGAGTTGGGCATCTCTCCTATTGATTTGATAGATGCCCCTGATGGTGTCTTAGAAGCAATGTTCGCCTATCTAAAGGAAAGAGCAAAGGCAAATAAATATGGCTGATGAAGTAATTGTTTTAACTGGCATTAAAGAAACTATTGATGCCTTGAAACAATTTGATAAAGCGGCGGCCAGAAAATTTAACAAAGTAATTAATGATGAATTGAATAGGGCTGAGCGATCAGCAGATAACTTAGTTGTTCAATTCACAAATCCTGTTTATGGAACTCCGATGCGTGGCTGGCGAAAAACTCCAGCCACTAATCCTAGAACTAGAGGTGGCGCAGGCTGGCCAGCCTGGGATGTTAGTACAATTCAATCAGGGATTGTTAAAAACAGAGCGCAAGGCAAAGTTCGAGGTGATTACACCACTAGCGCTGGTGCCTTAATTAATAAGAGCGCCGCAGGTGCAATATTTGAAGTTGCTGGCAGGCGTGGCAACGCATCGAGAAATCAATTTATTAGATATTTAAGCAATTCATTTGGCAAAGCCTCTCGCCTTATTTGGGCGGTTGTTGATAAAGATAAAGAGGCAATCCAAAGGCGAGTTGCAGCAGCCTTAGAGGATGCTAAAAAAACATTACAAACTAATTTAAACGGTAGGAGTTAAAGTGGCAACTGGCGCAATTATTGCTCGGATTATCACCCAATATTCCGCTAAAGGTTCAAAGCAGGCTCAAAAAGATATAACAAATCTTGGCAAACAATTTGATAAGTTTGCTAAAAAATCAGCCTTAGCCTTTGCCGCAGCAGGCGCAGCCGTTGGTGCGTTTGCCGTTAAGGTTGGAACCGATGCAGTTCGTGCTGCGATGGATGATCAAAAGAGCCAAGCATTACTTGCTTCTACTTTAAGAAATACTGTTGGCGCAACAGATGCTGTTATTGCAAGTACCGAGCAGTACATAACCGCCCTACAAAAAGAAGTTTCTGTTGCCGATGATGAACTCCGCCCAGCGCTGGCTACCCTAGCCAGAGCAACTGGCGATGTTGCCTCTGCGCAATCATTACTTGGAACTGCGCTTAATGTTTCTGCTGGAACTGGTAAAGATTTACAAACTGTTACTTTGGCATTGGCTAAGGCATCAAATGGTAATCTTGGGGCATTAACTAAGGTTGGTATTCAACTTGATGCGGGTACTATCAAATCAAAAGATTTTAATAAGGCTCTTAGTGTTTTAAATAGTACCTTCAAAGATCAGGCTGATGTTCGTGCAAAAACTTTAGAAGGTAGATTACAGGGATTAAATATTGCCTATGGCGAAATCCTTGAAACTCTAGGTTATGCACTCCTTCCTGTAATCGAGCAATTTGCTAGTGTGATCTCAACTCAGGTTTTACCCCAATTAGAGGCTTGGATTAACGCCAATAAAGATGAATTAGCCGCTGGACTAGCAACCATCCTTGGGCAAATTCCTACTCTAATTCAAAATGTAACTGACTTTTTTGGTGTTATTAGCCGCAATCTTGGAACTTTAAAAGTTCTTTCAACATTACTATTTGCCACCTTTGCTGCAACTAAGGTTTATGCTGGAGTTGCCGCATTAATTGCAATAATTGATTTGTTAAGAATCGCTTTTGTTAAACAAACAGCATCAGCCACTAGCGCAGGAATAGCCACCGCTTTTGCAACAGGTGGTGTTTCAGCATTGGCAGCATCAGCAGCAATAGCAGTTTTCGCTGGCTCAGCGGTGCTTGCCTATAAGGCTTTAAATAAAACTAATGATGCAATTGATGATCAAACTAAAGGAATAAAAAAATTAACTCCTGGTTGGGGAAATGTCTATGGCCCACCTGGGGTTAAGGCTGCTAATGCAGTTGTTACCGCTACTGGTAAGATAGTTGGCAATACTGCAAAACTAACTGCTGAGCAAAAGAAACAACTTGCAACTCAAGAAGCCTTAAATAAATTAAAGGCAATGGGTGTTACACCTACATCTGAAACTAATCCAATTCAACTTGAGGCAGTTAGATTAAACCTTCTTAAAGAACAAAACCTTGCTCAAAAGAATATGTACGATCAACTGCTTGCTAACTATAATGCAACTGAGCGTATGAATATTGCAGCGCAACGATACGCCGATATTTTAATGGTTATCGCTGATGAAAAGATTTCAAGTGAGGAAGTAAACCTTCTTGCTAGTAAGTGGAATTTAACCAACTATCAAGTTCTCCAATACATCGCTTCAGTTACTGGCAATGTGAATCTTGGCTCAGGCTGGGATGCAGCAGGGTTAGCCGCAGGCGAAGGTTGGAAAACTGCTCTTGCAGAATTAAATAAATACCTTGCAGCGGTAGGTAAAGGTTCATTTGTGATACCACCAGGCGGCAATGTTCCTGCCCCTATTGTTGTTCCTCCTATTGATGTCCAACCTATTGATCCAAAGGTTATTGATAGAATAACTAAAGATATTGTTAGGCCAGAGGTAATACCAAGCCCAATGACTACAATGCCTGGTTATCAAGAGTTTCGAGCAGGTGAGCGTGGTGATAAGCCTAAGCCATTATTAAGTTCTCAATTACCTGATTATCAATCTTATCGAGCAGGTGAGCGTGGCTCAATAAATGTAACTGTAAATAATGCTGGCAATACTGTTGTTCAATCTGATTTGCAAGAATCAATCAGAAATGGATTGCTCGCTGGTCAAACTTCAGGCAGATCAATTAATGCCAGGAAGTTAGATTTGTAATGCCAGGTACACCTGTTGTTGGTGTTTCTATTGACTTTGCGAACGGCCCTGCCTTCGGAAACCCCCTTCTGCTCGATGATCCAACTACACCACTTGGCACTGGTATCTTGGCAGATACCCCAGGCGATGTAGTAGATGTTTCAAATATTGCCTTGCAAATTAGCATTCGCCGAGGCAGAAACCGAATCCTTAATAGATTTGAGGCTGGCATTGCATCGGTAGTTTTAGCAGATGATAATGGGGATTGGTCGCCGCAGAATATTTCATCTCCCTACTTTGGCAAATTGCTACCACTGCGCAAGATTCGTATTTGGGCAGATTATGATGATGGCACTGGAGTTGATCGTTACTATCTCTACTCTGGTTACATTACAACCTATAACAGCACCTATGGATTAGGCATTGAGGATACATCAAGAATTACACTTCAATGTGTTGATGGGTTCAGATTATTAAATAACATTGGAATCAGTACAGTTCCAGGAGCAGGCTCGCCTCAATTAAGCGGAGCAAGAATTGAATCATTTTTAGATTTTGCTCTATGGCCCACATCTCAGCGTGATATCGATGCTGGTAACAGCACCCTTCAGGCTGATCCAGGTACTGCTGATCGAGATTTACTAACTGCAATGCAATTGGCAGAAACCTCAGAGTTCGGTGGGTTCTTTATTGATGCCGAAGGTAATGCAACCTTTCTCTCAAGAGATACCATCAGTAAAAAAGCCGATGAAACTCCGATTGTTTTTGCAGATGATGGAACAGGTATTGGCTATCAACAAATTGAGTTTGCCAATGATGATACTTTGCTGGTTAATGATGTAACAGTAACCCGCCTAGGCGGAACACCTCAGAATGTATTTGATCAAAATTCGATAGATACCTTCTTTTTACATTCAGGCCAACGCCAAGGAATTCTAGTTCAAACCGATGCTGAGGCTTTAGATCAGGCTCAGACCTTGCTAGAGGCTAGAAAGAACACTACTGATCGCATAGATTCAATGACAATGAGCCTTCTTGATCCTAATGAGCCAGCAGCAATATTGGCAGGCTTGGAACTTGAAATCTTTGATCTAGTCAATGTTACAAAAACTGTTCCAGGTGGATCAACTATTACCAAGGAATTATTTGTGCAGGGCGTTCAACACGATATAACCAACACTATGTTCACCACAAAAATACTAACAGCAGAACCCCTAATCCAAGCCTTCATTCTGGACAGCACCACCTTACAGGGCCGCTTGGGTTCTGGTATTCTGAGTTATTAATTAAGGAGCAAAATGGCAAAACAAACCTTCACCACTGGGCAGGTTCTTACCGCAGCCCAGATGACTAGCCTGCAAGAAACGGCTATGGGCGGTGGCCCTGCTACTGCTAAAACTGCAAATTATGTTTTAGTTGCAGCCGATGCAGGAACTACTGTTGCAATGGATGCAGCAGGTGCAACAACCATAACTGTAAACACAGGTTTGTTTGCAGCAGGTGATACTGTATTTATTCAAAATTTAGGAGCAGGCGCCTGTACCATAACTGCTGGAACTGCCACAGTTGCTACCGCAGGAAGTTTGATTCTGCCTCAGAACGATGCAGGTATTCTATACTTCACTAGCGCATCAGCCGCTATATTCTATGATTATATCCAGGTAGGCGCAACATCCCCATTAACTACCAAGGGTGATCTTTATACCTTTGGAACTAGCGATACCCGCCTCCCAGTAGGCACAAACGGCCACACACTTGTAGCGGATAGTGCGGAAGCAACTGGTCTGAAATGGGCTGCCCCTGCTGCTGGTGGTGGATTTACGCAACTAGCAAGCACTACACCATCTACGGCAACTACATCTTTTACAACTATCTCTGGATCACACAAACATCTTTGTTTGGTTTTTCAAGATGTTTATGCTTCCTCTGATAATCAGCCATTAAGTTTAACCTTAAATGGAATATCAACATCAACTTATTCTTATGCTAGAATTTTTGATACAGCAGGCACATACGGCCAGAGCAACGCTTATGCAACTACATCTATTGCTATGGCTGGCGTAACCAATAGTGCTACGGCAACAAATAAAGCAGTCGGTGTAATTTGGTTTTACAACTATGCAACAAGCGGCGCAAAATCTGTTGATTGGAAATTAGTTTACAACAGAACAAGCGCTGGTTCATTCTTTGTAATGGGGGAAGGTTTTAATACTACTGCAAGTGCTATTAGTCAGATTGATCTAACAGTCGGCGCAGGAACTTGGTCAGGCGGAACAATGACACTATACGGAGTGAGTTAATAATGAAAATACAAGAAGTAAATACACAAACACAGGAAGTAATCATAAGAGATGCTAATGAAACTGAATTAGCAAACTACGAATTACTACAAGAAAAGTATGCTCAAGAATTAGCCGAAGCCGAAGCAAGGGCCACCCAAAAGGCAGCCCTGCTAGAACGGCTTGGAATTAGCGAGGATGAGGCAAGGCTACTTCTAGGCTAGGCACAATCCCTCAAGATTATGCTGAGGGTTTGCCTAGTGTTAAGCCCTCTGGAATAGGTTGAGAGTATTCCCATTTGGCAATATAAGCACCATCTCCATCATCTTGTAATTCAATTCCTAAATTAGCAAAGTTATCAGTTGCTTTAATTTCTGGAAATGCCTCTATAATTTTTTCCCAAAGTTCCATTTATGCTCCTAAGTAATAGAATGAACAGGATGAGATTTCTCTGTCAAGATTTAAAGTACCACCAGTATCTTGATAAACATAAATAGAAAGATAATCACCAACAGTTAAATAAAAAGTGCTATTTATTGCAAGTGATACTCCTGTGGTGCCTTGCCCACTCATTCTATAATCTGTTAAAGTATCTCCTGAACCATTTTTATAAATTTTAATGCGTCTTTCACCACCAGAATCTCCTGCCCATAAAACGATTGATGAAATTGTCCAATAACCTGCTTTGCCACTTGGCACAGTGAATCTATCTGTATTAGTAGAAGTATCGTGGATTGCATTTGTGTCAAAAGTATCTACTGTCCATAAAACAGCGGTATAAGTGTTATTGTTTATCGTTTGACCAGTAGTTCCAGTTGCTCTTGCGCCAACAAATGTTGAACCACCAGCAGGTGCAGCCCATTTTAAACCTGTTGCTTCCGCACTATCCGCTACTATCCTTCAAGAACAATCTCAGAGGATTGTGCTTAGCCTAATAACAGGCGGGCTTCATCCTCGGTTATACCTAGGCGGGTTAGTAGGGCTTGGCGCTGGGCTGCTTTGGTAGCATCCTGTTCTGCTTTCCAAGCATCATATTGAGCAAACCCTGCTTCATATTGTGCTTTTGTGATTGGCTCACATTCTACAAATTCAGCACCTTCGTAAGTATCACCATAAATAACCCAGCCGCCATTTGGTAATAACATTTCTAATACTTGATGCGCTTTTGCCATATTATGCTCCGATTTCTAGTAATGTAATTGTGCTAGTTGAATCTCCACTTTGAACAAAAACGGCAATACTATTGCTATTATTTTTAAATCTGGTTTTGTAAGTTGTGCTTGAGGTAGTGTTTGGTTCGTCTAAATAACTAATAGAACAAGTGCCATTATTGTTATACAATGCTGAATTTGTAAAACCAGCGCTACCAGCAAAATCTGCAACAATTTCAGTTGCACCTCTTAGTAAATTTATTTTCAAATTGTTGTCCGCATTTTGAGATGATTTTCCACAACCATTTTGATGAACTACAACTAAAATTTTTGATGTTGCTGAACTTGGTGTAATTGATGCAGTTATTCCAGTATCAGCAAAATTGGTAGTGTTGTTTTGTACATAAGTTGAATATGTTGCTGAAACAACCTGCAATACTTTTCCACCACCCGCAGGGGCCGCCCATTTCAGACCTGTGGCGGTACTAGAATCCGCTACGATACTTGCTTTGGGGATTGTTCCAGGCACAATTGCTAACGATTCTGCTACCCCTTTTGGGATTATGCCTAGACAAAGAACATTCGCAGATATAGGATTCCCTGACTATGGAACAAATACCGCTAGAAATAATCAAAGAAAAACTGAAAAACAGATATGAAACTCAAGGCTTCGCTGAAGCCCTATTCAGGAATGATTTCAACCTGCTAGTTCGCTTGGGAGTTCATCCCCAGGTGGCTACTACTGAGGATTTGCAACGGCTAGTTATGACCGTGAAGGCAGCCTCTACTAAAGGAACCTACGCCGCAAGAGTTCGCAGTATTTTTAAAGCGCTGCGCAAAATGGGTTTAATAGACAATATGGCCGATCTTGATCTGCCAGCAGTTCGCAAGGGGCGAGGATTACCGCACCCATTAACGCCAGGTGAAGCCGAATTAGTTATGACTAGAGCCGATCTACCAATGAGAGATTGGTTTATTATTGGCTGCAAGGCTGGCCTGCGTGCTATGGAGGTTGCAAACCTTCGTGGGGTTGATTTAGAAAAAGTTGATGATGGGCATATTCTCAGAGTTGCTGGCAAAGGTGGAACTGATTTATCTGTACCAGTAGCCGATATTGTTGCTCAAACAATTTTAAAGCACGAAACACCAGGCAAAATTTGGTCAGTTACTCCTAACCGATTAACCAAATTATGTTCCTTGGAAATGAAGCGACTTGGAATTCCAAAGAAAACCTTTCACGCCTGCCGCCATTATTTTGCAACCAATATGCTAGAGAGATCAAACGGCGACCTGCTAGCAGTAAGAGATTTGATGAGGCACTCATCAGTTGCTACTACTCAGGTTTATACGCAACTCGCCAGCGGTAGAACTCGATCATTAGTGAATCTGTTGTAAGTTATGCTGCTATTTGATTTTCCAGATGTAACAAAAAGCATCGATGATGCCGTCGATGCTATTGAGGATTCGGGGCTTATCTAAGGAGAGAAATGCCAATCAGTTCAGCCCAGGTAACAGTTACCACTAGCCCAACTTTATTAGTTGCAGGAGATGGTGTTGCCGAAGGAGTTTACCTTCACGCAAAACATAAAATTTATCTTGGCGGATCAGATGTAACTTCAGGTACTGGCTATGAAATGGATAATGGAGATAAATTAACCATTAACAATCACGAATCTCCTATTTATGCTATTACAGGAACAGGTACTGGAACGATGCAAGTGTTAGTAGTTACCAAATGACCGCTAACGAATGGGCTTCAATCGCTGTTGCGGTTGGAACCTTAACTGGATTTTTAGTTGCAGGTGTAAGATTTTTAGTTAAGAGTTATCTTTCCGAACTTAAACCCAATGGTGGAAACTCGGTTCGGGATCGCATTGATAGTATAACCTGCCAAGTTGATCGGCTAGAAGCCAGGATAGATGAAATTTACAGATTATTAGTTAAAAAATAAAAGGGGTGTTATGAGTAAAGTAGTTGCGATAGCCAAAGCACAAATTGGCTATAAAGAGAGTGGCAACAACAATACTATTTTTGGTAAATGGTATGGCGCAAATAACCAACCTTGGTGCGCTACCTTTGTTTCCTGGTGTTTTAATGAGGCTGGTTTAATATCTAATATTGCAGCACAAAGTAAAAAAGGGTTTGCCTCTTGCGATGCGGGCCTTAAATGGTTTGCTAAGAAAAACAAAGTAATTCCAATAGGTCAGGCTCAGGCTGGAGATATTGTATTTTTCCAGTTTGATGATGATGCTCAACCTGATCATGTCGGAATCGTAAAATGGAACAATACTGCGCTAAAATACCTGCAAGTTATCGAAGGCAATACCTCAAGTGGTAGTGTAGGAAGTCAATCAAATGGAGATGGTGTGTATCTTAGGAAACGCTCCTACTCCCTGATAATGGGCGTAGTTCGCCCTTAAAGGATGAATATGAATAAATTAGTTGCTAAATTAAAAGACCCTAAAACAATTGCTGCTTTTAAATCTTATGCAAGAGCAGTACTAGCATCAGCGGTAACAATGGGAATTGCACTGGCTGCTGATCTTGCTCCTCAATATGCAATCTTGATCGGCGGAATTGCAGCCCCTCTTGCAAAGTGGGCAGATAAGACAGAGCAAGAATACGGCCTAGGCTCTAAGTAAATAAATGAATCGGGGGAAAATTTTAGATGAGGCTAAAGCGCTCACTTACGCCGACAGGCAAGATGATTATGGAACGCCTGCTATTAACTTTAATCGTATCAGCAGGCTTCTATCTGCTTATCTCGATTGCGAGATAACACCAGAGCAAGGCGCTATGATTTGCGCACTGATCAAAGTAGCAAGATCAATGGAAACCTATAAGGCAGATAATTACATTGATGGCGCTGCTTATTTTGCGATTGCGGGGGAGTTAGCAAATGGTGGATAGTGATTTAATAGTTCTTATTCCAACTAGGGGGCGGCCTGATAATGCCGTTGCTTTAGAACAGGCTTTTGTAGATACAAATACAAAGGCTATAAGATTTTATATTGTAGATTTTAATGATGAAACTCGAAGCCAGTATTCCTGGAAACTGCCAGTTGAATCTGTAATTATGATTCATAATGAAACTGGTGGGATGGCTTATCCACTAAATTACATCGCCCGCCAATTTATAGGCGAGTTTGATAACTTTGCATTTATGGGTGATGATCACCGCCCAAGAACTGCTAACTGGGATGAGAAGTTTGTTGAGGAACTTTATACAGGCTCAGATATTGTTTATGGCAACGATCTATTCCAAGGCTCAGCCCTACCAACTGCGGTTGCGATGTCGGGTGAGATTGTAGAAGCCTTGCGAGGAATGGTTCCTGATACTCAGCGCCATTTATACCTAGATAACTTCTGGCTAAAACTTGGGCAGGATTTAGGCAAGATCAAATACCTACCTGATGTAATCATTGAGCATTGCCACGCCTTTAATGGTAAGGCACTGATGGATGAGAATTACGCCAGGGTGAACGCTCCTGAAGTTTATTCAGCCGATAAAGTTGCCTATGATAATTACATTGCCAGCGATCAATACCAAACGCTACTAACTAAACTTAAATGAAAATCCTAATTACAGGTGATGAAGGATTTGTAGGTAGAGCCTTTCATAGAGCGCTAGACACAAAGAATAATGAAATAGTTGGCTTTGATATTAAATCAGGCATCGATGCTCGCAAATTCTTTGCAGCCGATAACACTTACTTTGATGTTGTAATTCACTTAGCCGCCGTTGTCGGTGGCAGAGCCACCATTGAAGGTAATCCTTTGGCAGTTGCCACTGACCTGGCGATTGATTCTGACCTTTTCCAATGGGCGCTTAGAACCCGCCCTGGGCGAATAGTTTATTTCTCATCCTCTGCTGCTTATCCAATTATGTTGCAGCGAGCAAGATTTAAAGCAAGGTTATCTGAGCAAGATATAAATTTAGAACACATTAGAACTCCCGATCAAACTTATGGTTGGAGTAAATTAACTGGCGAGATGCTGGCGCAGTACGCCAGAGATGAAGGCTTGAAGGTAAGTATC